CTTTTCTAAGATACGCTCAACGCTATAAGTCATTCTCAAGCTCCTTAACTTTTGCCTTGTAGATTTTAATTTGCTCTTTGATTTCTTCGATTGTCAGTTTTAATGGCGGATGGTCTTGTCGTTCTAAAAATTCCACTCGCTCAATGCCAATCTTTTTAACTAGATTTATTCTGTACTCTATGGCGTTTCCGCTCTTCCAGTCGTTACAAGGGGCGCATTGTTTGTGTATATTGTCCTCGTTAAATCTTAACTCTGGGCAGGCTCCACGACTTCGATAATGCCCTGCGTGCCACTGTCCTTTGTGATATTTTCCGCAAGATATACAAGGCTCGTTTTTATCTCTCAAGCGGATAAACTTATTTACCCAGCTTTGTAAATCATAAAGCCACTCGGAGCGGCTTTTGATTTTTAGTTTAAGTGCGGTCATCCTTTTTTTTGTTTCTAACCGCTCTTGTTTATCTTGTTTCTCTCGTTTCTTTCTTGCCTGCTCTTTTGATAACGCTATCGCACATTTAGGTGAGCAGACTTTCTGCATTGAGCTGATAGTTTTTACAAAGTAACAACCGCATACTTTGCATTTAGTTTCTTTAGGTTTACTCATATCTACCACCATTTACCAGTGATTAGGATTACTACTAGGCATAAGCAAGTGTAACTAGCGATTAAAATCCATAATTCCTTGTTATTCATCATCGGCTCCGCATATAAAACAAATAATCACAAATACAACCACAAAGAGAACTGCTGCTAAGGCTATTTCTTCTTTCATTCGACTTTATCCTTAACGTATTTAAGTTCGTAGTATTTCTTTTTAAATTTTAAAAGCTCGCTACTTAAAGCCTTTTCCGATGAAAAATCAGCACAAATAACAACACCCATGACAAAAGATGAAAAGCTCAAGAGCAAAGATAAAACCCCAAGCGTGCCATTTGATAAATATCCAATAGCAAAGCTCCCGATGATGATTAAAATAAAAATTAACGTTCTCATAGTTTAAAACTCCAATTTGTCATTAAACTTAACACCGTTCTCTACACCCCAAGCGGTTGTGTATTCGATAAGACTTGCCATTCTTTTAACCCCCATTTTTGAGGTTCTTTCTCGAACGTTTACTAACTCACCCTCAATTCCAGTAACTAGCTTGTATGGCTGTTTTGTTGCGATTGTGTGTCCGCTAACGATTAGATTTTTCCATCCGTAAATATCGTACTTATCACCTTGCCAAGTGGCTTGTTTTGAAATATCGCCTAACATCCCGTGAAATTTATTATTCTGCTCCATTGAGCGTGTTTTAACCTTGATTTCTATAACGAGTGGATTCTGCTCATTGATTGGTAAATTTCTTATTAATTCCATTGCATTTCTGCGTACATTCTCGTTAACTAGAAACATCGGCTTGAAATTAAATTCCATTTACACAATCCCCATAATCTCTTTAATCTTAGCCACTCCACTTTTTGCCACCTCTGGGCTAATCGCTTTTGGCTTTTGCTCCAGCAACTCTGGAATTTTTGGGAATTCAAATCCTGTTTTAACTTTCTCGATAACTTCTGAAAGGATTTTCGGCATAGCTCTTTGGCAATCTTCCCATTTTTTCTTGCCGTACCCGTCATAGATTGTTTTTAACAAGTAGTACTCTGCTCTTGAACGGAATTTGAAGTTATGAGGCTCTTTCGCATAACCGAAGTATTTTTGGAGTCTTGACTCTAATTCCTCTAATGTCGGCAGTCCTAATTCATGGTTGTCGTAGTTGTTACACCAGGAAATAAACTCGCCTACACTTGGCAAATATCCGTTTGTTTTAGCTCTTGCAGCAGCCATTCCACGCTTAACCTGTTCAAACGTTTTAATACCATTCTCGGCAAAGCCTAACACCCATTGTTGCTTTAACGTTTCCAGTTGCTCGCTGCTTACGCTTAACAAAATCGGGCAGCTTGCAGTTAAGTTTGTGAAGATACGATCAATCATTAATCTCACTTGGTCTGGAACTTGTCTTTTGCTTGATTGTTGTGTTGTTAATTGATTCATCAGAATACCTCCGCCATTTTTTCAGCAGTGCCCCAATTGGTGCTGTTTCTTTCTTGAAATGTCTCTTTGCGTGCTGGCGTTGTCATTGCTGCATTGCGTTTCATCGATAGCTGATCCCATTTAGCACGAAGAGTTGCCGGACTTAAAATGTTTACTGACCAGAATCTATCTTGATTAGCCCAATGGAATAACTCGCAAATATCTTTGTGGGTGCGGTTATCTCTTTCACGCATAAGTCTTATATCGTTTGCCCAAGACTCAATTTTTGGCTCTTTAAAACTTGGATTGAGTTTTCTGATTAAACCAAGTATCCATTCAGCAGCCATCAAATCATCATCAGAGAAAACGTTCTTTTTGGATTTTGCTCTCGGCTGAAAATCTTTTTCAGACGAAGAAGTATTGTTATTTTTAGTAGTGTTATTTATATTGTTATTTTGTGTGTGAACTTTCTTCACTACTGAAAGTGAACTTTCTTCACTACCGCTATGAACTTTCTTCACTAGTGAACTTTCTTCACTACTTGATGTTTTATAGTCTTTTACTGAGAAAACTTTGATTTTGTTTGATCCGATTTTTTGCTCAAGTAAACCTAATTCAACAAGTCGCTCACAGGCATCAATAACTTTACGATTACTTAACCCTGTAACTTTCATAAACTGACTAACAGAAATAGCATCTTCTTCTTTGTTCCAGCCCTTTGTTTTTCTCAAAACATATAAGTAACATTTCAATTCCGCACCAGTTAAATCAGCCAATAACTCATCAATGACTGAGTTAGGTAATTGGAAAGAATTAACGATAAAATCACTCATTGCATCAACTCCGAAGCATAACGAGATGCGATATATTCAATGCCTTTGCTTGTAACCCGTGTTTGAGTGTAATTGTGGCCATATTCTGTTGTACCAGTTTTCACATCAAACAAGCCTTTAGCGTGGTATTTTTGGTAAGGTAACAAGTTGCCAGATTGTCTAAACAAAAGTCCGTCATCTACTAAACAATCAATCATTGCTCTTTCTGGAACTCTTAGGATTTTCGCTGTTTCACGAAGTGATTTAGTTGTTCCAACTTCTACATAGCGCTGAACAAATTCCACTTTAGGGCGTTGTTGTTCAAGTAGTAGATTTTGTCTTTCGATTTGCTCAGCTTGGTCTGCTGCAAGTCTTAAGGCCTCTGATAATGTTTGAGGGATTTGTGGCATTTGTTGATTTTCCAACTCTTGCCAACGGTCAACTAATCGAGCTGTGAATTCTGGTGATAATTGAGCAACTACCACATAGGTGTCACGTTTAATTAATTGGTATTCTGTGACAACTTGACCTAGGTGATTTTTAACTTCCACCATTGGTGTAAGTTGAATTAATCCCTTGTCTTGTAAGCGTTCAATGGTTCTTTTCACTGAATCGTGGCGAGATTCGACAAGGTCGGCAATCTCTCTACTGCTCATTGTCAAAGCACTTGAATTTTTTCTCATCATCGGTGATAATAGTTCCATCTTTTAATACTCCAATACGTATTGATTGATTACTAACCTCTGTTACCGCAGAGGTTTTTTATTGCCTATTAATCCTGAAATTCAGGAAATAATTCTTTTTTGCTTAAATTTGTCGCTTTAGCCCATTCGTCAGCAGACACTTTTCTCGTTGGAAGTGATCCATTTGAGTTTTTAATTCGGTAAATGAATTGAGCTGTCTGCCCTACCGCCTTTGCCAATTTTGATTGACCTCCGGCAGCCTTAATCGCCTTTTGAATTGGCGTTTCAGTTTTTGTCATTGGTAAACCCCTTGTTTATCTAAATTTAAACTAATTATAAATCAAAGGTTGACAAAAGTAAACATTTGCTTTATTTATTTTTTAAATTTTAAGTTTATTATATGAGCAACTAATCAGGAGGCTTTGTATGAGCAACTTAGAAATCATTAGAGAGCGATTGGATCAAATCATCACCGAGCAGAAAATTAACAAGGCTAAGTTAGGAGAAGTGGCTGGTGTGAGCGCTCAAGCGGTAAATAACTGGTATAAAAAAGGAAAGATCAGTATAGCTTCAGCGAAAGCGATTTATCAGAAATATGGATATTCAATAGAATGGATACTTGGAGGCGATGAAAGCCAAGCAGGTATTAATCAAAATAATGACTTAACATCAGATCTATTTAGTAACGAGAGTGATTTATTACATAAACATCGCATTGATTACTATGATGTGAGAGCGGCAGCAGGATTAACAGGCTTTGAAAATTCTGATTACCCTGAAATTATTTCAAGCCTATATTTAACAGACGAGGGGATGTCGCAATTAGTCGGTAAAAAGTCATCAGACGGTATTTGTCTTGTGAATGTACCAACTGACAGTATGGAGCCGACCATAAGAAAAGGCGATATTGTGTTTTTAGACACAAAAGTTAATGCTTATAGTGGCGATGGTATCTATGCTTTTGCCATTGACGGTGCATTATTCATTAAACGTATTCAAAAGATGATCGGAGGCGGTTATCGTATGATTTCGGATAATGAAATATACCCACCTGAACAGATAAGCGATGACGTGTGTAAAAACGCTCAATTCATTGGCAGATTTATCCGCACTATCCATATAGAGGCTGTAAATCTATAACTCTAAGCTAATAGAGTGTTCTAAGGCGAGGGGGTAATGCCCCCTCAACAATAATGAGAAAAACAATGAAACACAAATATATAAGAAAAATAACACCTGATGAATTGGCTGATTTTTTAAATGCGAAAGGCGCTTCCGAAAATACATTTAAATGTCCAGTATGTGGTGAGTCCCATCAAACACTAATTGATAATGAGTCAGTCTTAGATTCAGATGGAAATCCCGTTGCTAAAGAGTATGTAACAATGCAACCTGTACTCCCAACTTCTATGTTCCCAGATCCTTTTGAAGTTAGGAAATTAATCGAACAAAATAAAATCCCTGAACAATATCGTTATTTAGGTGATTTATTAGGGGCGCTTGCCGCCAGTCAACTTATAACTATGGCAGTAATCCATGTGGTTTGTTCTAATTGTGGTCACATAAGAACATTTCATAAATCAACCATTATGAACTGGCTGAAAGAACAAGGACGACTAGATGAAAAATAGCATAAGCAGCGCCAATTTTCCCAATACTGGCGCAATTCAAATTAATAGTGGTACAATAGAAGGTGATCTAATTAATCAAAGGGATATTAACCAATTCATAATGGAACACTATGCCACCAAAGTAAGTACACTTGAAAATACAGTAGACACTATTTCACAAGAAGTAAAAGATATTAAGGAAAATTACTTAACAGCAAGCACATTTTATCGCTCCGGAATTGTGGCGTTAGTTGTGCTTGTTGGCGCTGCTTGGGCCTTGTATTCTCACATGGATACAAAATATGAAAATCGATTCTCAGCCATAGACCAACGATTTGAAAAAGTGGAATCAAATATTCACTCTTTAGATGTTCGATTAACGAAAGTTGAATCTCGCTTAGATAACGTTGAACTTCGATTAACTAATGTCGAGAAAAAACTCGACAATATCGATGATAAACTCGATATTTTGATTCAGCAAAAACAAGCTAAAAAATAACTCTTCTACCCTATCAAATAACCGCCATTAAGGCGGTTTTCTTTTATGAGTTAAAGCACTTAATTAAATCCTCAAGCACTGCTCTCTCCTCTTCGTTTGCAATAACAACCTCCAACCTATCATTTACTCTAGATACAATCTCATCAATACCTAAATCATTAATCAAGTCACAATTTAGCGAGATTAACCATAACTTAAACTTTTCTTTCATAATATCCCTCCTTTCCTCATTAATCATACCTTAAGTAAAAGTGCGGTCTATTTTGGCTATTAAATTTTGCGACACAGATCGTAAAAACGATAAAAAATCGAGGAAAAACCGCCTTACAACCAAAAAATTAACATTAAATCGCTCAAAAAATAAGCAAATAGAAAAATTTTTAAAGCTAAGATTTATTTAAAAATCAACCACTTGTTTATATCAAAGCAAATTTTTTGTTTATTTTATTAAATTTTCTGTTTACATAAATATAAACTTATTGTTTAATACACCCATCAAAACGAGATACACATAAACAAATATCTCACCGCTCTTTAAAAACTAGATT